TTCTTCCTCCTCTTCTTCCTCCTCATCTTCCTCCTCATCTTCTTCCTCCTCTTCTTCATCTTCCTCCTTCTCGTCTTCCGCCTTCTCGTCTTCCTCCTCTTCCCTAGTCAAATCACTTGCATCATCAGCATTAGTAATAGCATTATCAGCAGTACCAGGAGCAGTATTAGGAGCAGTATTAGGAGCAGTATTAGGAGCAGTATTAGGAGCAGTATTGGGAGCAGTATTGGGAGCAGTACCAGGAGCGGCAGGAACAGCAGCAGGAACAGCAGCAGGAACAGCAGCAGGAACAGCAGCAGGAACAGCAGCAGTAATAGCAGCAGGAGCAGTATTAGCAATAGTATTAGCATTAGCAGCAGCATTATTAATAGCATTTGCAGCATCAGCATTAATAGCATCAACCGGGAGTTTTGAAAAAAATGCACTCATTTTATGTATTATATTATATTAAGTCTATATATTTATGCATTAAAATATAACTCACGAAATTTACTAATATACTTGTCTGGAATACGTTTATTCTTGAAAAAGTTGATCTTCTGTTTGACGGATTTAAACTTATGCATGTCGGTTTCTCCGGTTAGCATTGTAATGATGAAGAATAATGAATAAACACCACATTCGGTACTGCCATACTGGTGTTGCATTGGGTGGTTCTCGTAAAATTTGATTTTTTTATTTACCATTAAACATTGCTCTTGTATACGTTCAACTAATTTCTTAATTTCAGTAGGTGTACTATCTCCTGCACTATCCATATAAAAGGCAAAGTTGTCATCAAGATCAATATACAACGACACCCAATGAGAACCAGGCTCGTCGTGTTCGTCTAAATTAAATACGATACCAATTTTGGTTTTTTTCTGAGAAAGTTGTTCATTCACGTCAAATTTACATAATTCAGCGGTTACACAACTAGATTCGTTATAACCACCAATCTTGGTATCAAAATCAATCGGTGTAGGCCGTATGGTGCAAAAGTTGGGGTATCTGTACTCGTATTGACGGAGAACTTTATATATATCAGTTGTATTTAGCCAAGTGTGAGGATTTTTTTTCCAACTAGCGGGTTGGTCAGGCGCAAATAAATAATCATCAACTGTTTTGCGCTGGTTGTATATATCAATTAAGTTTAACCAACAATCTTCTTTATAACACTGTTTCGTCTTTTCCATGTTGTCTTTTAACTCATTCCATATTACATTTGGTTCATCAGATGTAATTCTAGAATTCGGGTATTTCGTATTATAGTAATCTCTTAGCTGTATTAAAATTGGTATCGTTATGCAACTATCTTTAACAGGGGTTAACCCTTTGACCGCGGGACTACAATTCATTTTAGCGAAATGTGTAGGGTTTGTGCCGGGCATAGAGCGTTTAGTTTGTCTGCGCCGATTTGACAATATAACCCTGCGAGTTTTAGCATTTTTACGTACCTGTTTCATTTAGGTTCTCGGTTATATATTATATATTTATAATTCACTCTGCTAAAATAATTGATTAGGCTTACTCTTCTGTTTTAATACTTGGTTTCCTCCCCAGAACGATTTCATCAAGGGTTCAACATTAACTATTTCATTCGTATCACATTCTGTTTCTACATCGTCTATATCACCGAACAATATATCTTCGTCATCAGAGCGATTTGTGGATGCGTGTTCCAAATCTTTCATTTGGAAATACATTAGGAGTGTTTTTATGTATCCAGTAAATGCATCGTTTACATCGGTAGTAATTTGTTTCGTTGGATCAGACAATAAATTATTGGTAAGTTCAATGATCTTAAATTTGTATTTAGTAACCAAATGATTATGCTTGACCATTTCCGCGTGTTTTTCTGGATCAGCATTAGCAATATATCGCTTGTAATGGGATTTGTTCATTAATAATTCAAGAGTGAGTTTATCAATTGCCTTATTAGAAGGTGTAACGGCAATTGTATTTTCAAGATTATCATTATCATTGTCAATATCCATGTTTGTCTATATACATGTAATAGTTTTTATTACATATATTTTTATATATCCGAGAAAGAAAATATAAGGTTATGGTATAATATAAGCATGTCATCAATCTTAGGCGGTCCATTCAATGGATACTCTGGAAAACAAACAGTGACAAATTATAAGGATAGTGAGCAAACTGCGACTAGACAAGTGTTACGTAGTGCATGGAACACCAGATATGCATCTGGAACAGTTAATGGATATGCGCGTGTGATTACCCCATTTAGAGCAGTAAACAATTTAGGTGATTTTTTGGGTCGTCAGAATTATGTATGTGGGGGTCCAAACCAAGTCAACGCAAGTAAGCCGGGAATGAAGGGACGCATTGGGTCAATCATATCTAATTGTGATAATACTGGTGTAGAAGCATCAAACTGTAATCCCAAGTTTGTATCCGACTCGTCTGATTACATTAAGTTCAAGAAGCAGCAGGCGACGAACCGTAACTATAATGATGCAAAGAATGGCGGTGATCAGTCAAATGGATCATATGTAGCCTTAATGCGCGTTACACGTTAAATATTCTATAACCATATACTATAATCGTTATAGAACCAGATGTATAAAATGATGTTTAGTTTACAAAACACAAATAATGGGGCATTGCGCGGTAATAAGGCTATGCCTCAAAAAGATATTACAAGTGATAATACGAGTAGCTTTAAAATGGGAAGGCAGATGTATATAGATACTTTACCTGAGCCAATTGAACCAACCAAAAAATGGATGCCGGCAGTTAGAGATGCGTCAGATATAGCTAGACGACGACGTGTTGCAGCGGTAGGAAAAGGAAGTATAAATGTCAGTCCAAACTTGTTATCGTTTACAACATACAAAGATGTAAATACAACGAATGATGCATTGCGTCGTGTGCGTGCAGGTGGGGCAGTTGCCCCACCAAAGAAGAATGCCCAGACATTTAACCCTATTACGCCCGGATATGCGCCTGCGGTTCCAACAACTACCATTGTTCCGAATAAATATCCTACTCTATTTCATTAAATAATCTCGTAAGCATATATATAGAATGTATTACAACTATTTAGTCGAGTTCTTGGGAACGGCATTTTTCATTTATGTTATCTTAGCTACTGGCAATCCCCTAGCCATAGGTGCTGCACTAGCACTAGTGATCGTGTTGACCGGTGATATATCTGGTGGACATATTAACCCGGCAGTAACGATTGCTATGGCGTCAGCCGGTAAAATATCAACAACCGAGATTTTACCATATTGCATGGCACAGGTATTCGGTGGACTGGTCGCACTGGAATTATACAAGCGTTATAAACTATAAGGGATAGATAATGCTGTAATATATTATATAATGGACGATAATATATTAGTACCAACATACATTTCTAGATATGGGTGTATAACTTCCATTTTAGCATTTAGTCAATCTATTATCTGTATAACATAGGGCCGATAATAGATATACTCATTGCGTTTTGCGCGTTAACATATAGGTCAACGTTTACACACATACTATTTGTCCATTTACTTCTAATTTGTTATACTGGGATATTGTGCATACAAATAAACCGATTTGAAATGATGCCACGCGTAGTCAAATAATGTTACCTTTTTGTAAAAAATTGAAAAGCTTTTTACAAAGCAATAAATAGTAACTTATATACACTTCTATTAACGAAGAATAATGGCGGGTCGTTACCAATTATACTGGACAGGGGGAGTGTTGAACGCAGTTAGTAAATTGCCGTATGAATTACAACGAGAGGTCTATAACCTGATTGACTTTGACACCAAACTGTCTGTGATAATGGACCGATATCCAACGATGCAACGTCTAGGTCAACGACGCGATGACGATAAAAATGAGTGGAACGATATATTTGAATGGTTCACTGAAAAGGAATTATCTGTTATCTACCGCCAAGGATATTTATGTAAACTATTCCAATACAATGAGCGTTCGCGCCGATGGCAGTTGAAACCCACGTTTGTGAATAGACTACCCCAGACTACGATATATGGCTACACACAAGCTTCTATCACAAACGTTTCAGGAGAACCACAACTGATTGAAACTCCACACCCAGTCTATGATATGATAGACAATTTACGCACACAAGACATCAGTTCAGTCAAAACCCGGTTACAATTGTCGCTAACTGTTTTACAGAATACAGATGTACGAGATCGGGAATTCAACTACTATATTCGCAAGGTAGCGTTTCAACTCATATTGGCAAGTAACGTCTACAAACGAACATGTATCCGAGCTCGTCAAATACGTGAAGCAGAACAACAACAACTCAATCTAGAAAGAGAACAGGCTCGGATTGTGAAAATGGCTCAGAGACAGATTGAAATAGAAGAAGAACGTCGCATATTACAGGCGGAAAAGGAGGTGGAACGGCAACGTGCGGCGACAGAACGAGCTGATATTTTCCGCATAAGAGAAGAGGAGAAACAGTTGAGGCAACAAGAGAGACAACAAGCCAAGTTGGAAAAAGAGGCACAATTAATAGCAAGAATACAAGAGCGAGAGGAGAACATTCAGCGTAAGCAGATTTTGCAAAGAGAAATGGAAGAAAAACGAGAACGCTCAAATCAACAAAGAATTGCTCAACAAAAAGCAAAAGAGGAAGAACGTATGTTTAAACTTACGCAAAAGACAGAAAGAGAGAACGCTAAACGAGAGAAAACAGAGCAGAAGCGTGTTAGACAACAGGCACGCCTAGATAAATTGCAACAGCATGCGGCAGAAAAGAAGAGAAAAATGCAATTACTTGCTATGAAACGGGAGGCAAGTAGACAGAAGCTGTATGAACAGACACTAGTTTGTATTTGTAAACTATTTCGGTAAATAAATTACAAAAATATGATAGGTTCTCCCACTAACATATTTTTAACGGGTTTTATTGATAAGACGATATAATGCATATAGTCCAATTACTGCAATGGAACTAACGTATACGTGTGTCATGTAATCAAATGTTATATTTAGATCAACTTTCGCGTGGTCGGCTCTGTCATCTTCATTGCTATCATCAGCCCCGTATCCGATCTCGTCAAATGCCGACCCATATGTACTTGGGGGTATATTCATAGCACTATAATATTTAGAATTATTATCTGACGTAATGGAGAACGGCAGCATAGTGAGAGTTGAATTAGATACTGTCGCCACATTGGATTTGCAACCGCACCGAGGTATTGGATCAGATGTGCCAACCGCTTTACTATTGCCTAAATTAGGCGAGACGTTAGTGTTTAAACACGACACATTCGGTATATTATCTATATCTTTAAACATTATCGTTAATATTGTATATTATATCAAAATATATTCATAATAAATAAAATACATATATAAAGGTTTTTTAACGTAATCATTAACAAGATAACATGTGTGGAATTTTTACATTGCTTAATTCGGACGGTAGCACAGATGAATTATCGCATTCATTCATAGAGGAGCAGTTTATCAAGGGTCAAAAGCGAGGGCCAGAGTTTTCTTCGTTGCGATCAGTTATGTTAAATACACTATTCGGGTTTCATCGTTTGGCAATCAATGGTCTAAATCCAGAATCAAATCAACCAATCTGCATTAATGACGTTATATTGATATGTAACGGAGAAATCTATAATTATAAGGAATTATATGAGATGATGGGAGTAAAACCACAAACTGATTCAGATTGTGAAGTAATTATTCATTTATACATTAAATATGGAATTGAACAAACATTACAAATGTTAGACGGAGAGTTTGCATTTTCCCTACTAGACAATCGTTGTTATGGTGGAGAATGCAAACTATATGTTGCTCGTGACCAATATGGCGTCCGTCCGTTATATTGGATCAAACCGATAAATACAAAAAAAAATAAATTGAAGCAGTCATATAGATTTGCATTTGCGAGTGAAATGAAAGTGTTATATGGCATATATACCAACCTAAGTAAACTTACACGTAATGAGCGATTTCAGAACGGTGATGTAGTTAGACATAATAAATATACAATTGAACAGTTTGCACCAGGAACCTATATGAGTTTTATTATGCCATTTGGATTATACTCCCATTGGTCATATAAAGAACAAATTACATATCATAAACCCGGATTTCGCAGTATCATGTACGAGGATAAACATGATATGACCGACGTTATTCAAAACGTACAGAAGTATTTAACTAATGCAGTAAGAAAGAGATGTTGTACAACCGATAGACCAATTGCGTGTTTACTATCTGGGGGTCTTGATAGTAGTTTAATCGCCGCATTAGTGAATGAATACCATAAGGAACATAACTTACCTAAGCTAGAAACGTATAGTATTGGACTGGAAGGAGCCACTGATTTAGAATATGCAAAGGAAGTTGCTGAATATCTTGGAACCAAACATACTACTGTTATACTTACGGAAGATGACTTTTTGAATGCGATACCAGAAGTGATTGCGAGTATTGAAAGCTACGATACGACTACTGTTCGGGCAAGTATTGGTAACTGGCTATTAGGGAAATATATTTCCGAACATAGCACAGCAAAGGTTATTTTTAATGGAGATGGATCAGACGAGCTGATCGGGGGATATTTATACATGAAATATGCGGGTGACGCGATTGAGTTTGATAGAGAATGCAGACGGTTACTGAAAGATATTCATACATTTGATGTACTCCGTTCAGATAAGTCTATCTCATCACACGGTCTGGAACCGCGAACACCATTCTTAGATAGGTCTTGGGTGGATTACTTTTTATCTATTCCTCATAGATTTAGATACGTAACGGACGACGGTGTAATGGAGAAACATATATTGCGCTTGGCTTTCTCAAACGAACATTTTTTAAATCGCGATAAGGCACAACTACTACCGAGTAATGTTTTGTGGAGACGAAAAGAGGCATTCAGCGACGGCGTTTCAACTGAGAGTAGGTCATTATACCAGATTATTCAAGAACATACAGATAGGGTTGTAAAAGAAACTTTGGGTGAGAAATATGAGTATTTTAACCACATTGTGGCGTCTAATTCAAAGGTCATTTCAAAAATACATCCGGACTTGGCACTGATCGGAGATCATCTTTTGCCAGGGACCACTGAACAGTTCTATTATAGGCAACAATTTGAGAAACATTATTCGGGAATGGGAAAAATCATACCCTATTTCTGGATGCCAAAATACGTCAACGCAAAGGACGCGAGTGCAAGGACATTAAAAATTTACAAAGACCGAAAATAACCTATTATAATTAGGAAAGTGTATACATAATAAAGACAATAGTTATTATGTATTATGTGGATTTACTAAAATTCAGCATTAAAGTCAAACACATCTGTATCAACCGTTTTATTTGCAAGTGCATATTCGGAATTAGTACGTTCAAAGAAATTGACTTTGGATTCAACACTGATTAATTCCATGAAATCAAACGGGTTTTGGGATTTATACAACTTATCATATCCTAATTGCAGACACAACCGATCTGCCACAAATTCAATATACTGTATCATTAATTTAGAGTTCATGCCAATCATGCGGCAAGGTATACTCTCTGTAATAAACTCTTTTTCAATCTCCACTGCCTCGGATACGATTTCATAAAATCTCTTCTTTGATACCCTTCTCTGTAATTTGGAATACAGCAGGATTGCAAACTCGGTATGTAGCGCTTCATCTCTGGAAATAAGTTCATTTGAAAAGGTAAGACCCGGCATTAACCCTCGTTTCTTTATCCAATAAATAGCCGCAAATGAAGACGAGAAGAATAGACCTTCTACGAGAGCAAATGCAATCAACCTGGTAGCAAAACTACTGCGTTTATCATTTAACCATTTTTGTGCCCAATTAAACTTCTTTAAAATACACGGATAGTTCTGTGTGGCCTGAAATAGTTTCGTTTTTTCGTCCTTATCTTTAATATACGTATCAATCAAAATGCTATACATTTCGGAATGTATTGTTTCAATGGCAATCTGGAATGCATAAAATGCACGAGCTTCGGATACCTGTACTTCGTTCATAAAGCGTGTTCCCAAGTTATCGGTGACTAACGCATCACTGCTAGAAAAAAAGGCCAAAATCATTTTAATAAATTGTTGTTCGTCCGCTGTTAGCTTATCCCAGTCATTTAAATCCTGCGCCAAAGATATCTCACCAGTGTGCCAAAAAGAGTCAATGGACCGTTTGTACATATCCCATACATCATTATACTGTATTGGAAACATTACGTAGCGGTTCTCGTCAGGGGTTAGCAGGGGTTCGGTAGTAACAGCATTATCGGACATTGTTGTCTAAATAATATATAGGCCAGATTTTATTTCCTTTTTTATAAGCTTAGTAGACGACCCACAAATTATATCCCAGTAGCTTGAAACCAGACATTTGTATAGAAAACGGCCTATTACGAGATATATTTGGCGCGTGATGTAATTAGTTTAGTATGTCATATAAGAATTCTTTTCATACTGTATATCTCATATTAGTAAATGAAAAATCGGTCTAGGCAAAATAGCTTAGAATTAGGAGAAGAGCCCAACGAAGACAAAAAACGTTCACGGAAACCGAGAAAATCAAACAACACAGAATTGATGAACGAGTTTAGAGATGAAATAGAAAATGAAAGTGGGTTAGCCAAACAACGGGCGTATTACGAGAACCTGCATCATTTATCTGGTAATGAACGAGCAATGTTTGAAAGTAAATTTACTAAGCCAAAGAATGATAGTCAGACTTACTATGCAACGCTATTAAAACAAAAGTCAAAGAAAATCGTTGTGGCAACTGGACCAGCGGGCACTGGCAAAACACTGTTTGCTACGGAACACGGTGTAAAAATGTTTTTAACCGGACAATACGAGAAACTGGTATTTACACGTCCATCAGTAAGTGTGGACGAAGATTTAGGTTATTTGCCCGGAACATTAGAAGATAAAATGGCACCTTGGGTAAGACCAATATATGACGTCTTGTATAATTTTATTAGTCCAAAGGAAGTTACTAGTTTAATGGAGGATAAAATTATTGAAATTTCACCATTAGGTTTCATGCGAGGACGAACATTTAAGAACTGCTGGATAGTAGCAGATGAAATGCAGAACTCTACTATTTCCCAGATGAAAATGTTGATGACGCGTTTGGGTGAAAATAGTCGTTTAGTAGTAACAGGAGATTTAGAACAATATGATCGGCCGAACGAAATAAATGGTTTAGAAGATTTTTTAAGCAAGTTTAAAGGAAAGCGTTCATCAAGTATTTCAAGTATAGAATTTTATAAAGATGACATATTGAGGGAACAGGTTGTAAAAGAAGTATTAGACATTTATGGAGGTGACCTTCCAGCCGATTATATTATAGATAGTGACGAACAGGTAAATGATACTGATAATAACAAATTAATATAATATTAATTTCGGCATATAATTTATAATATGTTACCAAAGATTTCCTTGCCAAAACTCGGTAGTCTAAAATATAACTTTTCACCATTATTGAGAAACCAATTTGTGTTGTATGCCTTTTTTGCAATGACACTCATTCAAATATTATATTTTGTAAACGGGGGAGATATAGCCGCATTAATAACCATGGGCCTAATCGGGTTCCTCGTATCATTTTTTAGTAAAAATATGATTGTCATATTGTGCATAACATTAACATTGTCTAGTATATTAAAATATGGAATTAAGCAAAACACCCACGAAGGGTTAGAAAATAAAGATACCGTTAACGAGAATGGACCAGATGAAGCTGAGGTTGTTGGCGAAGTTGGAGATGAGAAAGTTGGAGATGAGAAAGTTGGAGATGAGAAGGTTGAAGATGAGAAGGTTGGAGATAAGAAGGTTGGAGATGAGAAAGTTGGAGATAAGAAAGTTATTGAAGAAGATACTAAGAAGAAACCAAAAAAAAGCGATGACGATACAGTAAGACCATACGATATCAACGAGGACAAGCAATTCAAAGCCGTACAAGAAAAGATTTTGGAGGGTATAGCAGCGATGGAACCATTATTAATTCAAGCGGAAAAATATATGGCCAAACAGAACGGAGGGTCTAATAAATAATACCACCATTTCAATAAGGTAGCGGTAGACCTATTTTATAATATATATTGTCATAAATATATATCATAATTATAGTAACAGATGGGCATATTTGGCGATATTGGTAGATTTATTAAACGTGTCGGAAAAGCAATCGCTGCAATTGGGCAAGTGGGATATGGTACCGTTGAAATTGTAGGAGGTGTAGGAAGAGAAATAGCAGAAGCCCCTGTTGGTATATATTTAGCTTGGGTACAGATCGTTATATTTATACAAACAATATGGATTTTTGCATTTACAAATCTCAACTGTGCAATGAGGATGATGAATAATGCCTCATACTGTGCATTGTTCTATATAATGGACGTTATGGGTCAGATGCTATATATGGGGCCACGAATTCTTATCCTTGTATTAAATCTAATTGGCATGCCAGCAAATGAATGGGAGAAAGGCCTATGGGATTTTTTAGAAGATGTAGACAAATGGTGTATAGATAATATTGGTATACATATTATACATTTTCCAAAATCAATACGGGAAACGTGTTTTAATTGTAGGCGGTTAAAACCTACCGCGTTTGTTAGTAAATCTCAGAAAACAGCCGATGCAATTAAGAACCCAATTATTCCATTGTTAACTGGTGGTGTCGGGCTTATGTTCCAGGGATTAAAACGAATAGGCAATGCGCTGAGTTTTTAATAGATATTCTGGTTATAGAAAATGTTCACATAGATTATAGAATATGGCAAAAAAATGTGTACCTGGGGTTATTTGTATTGAGAATGTTACGTTTATCTTAATCATTGTAGGCTTATTTGCCGCATATATTATGTATAACCGAAATAAGATGATGACCTCAATGACACGTCCATACGACCACGAACCTAGCGAACGTATTGTTATCCTACCCCCAATGAGTATATCGGCGCATAGAGACCCAGTCAACGACCCATATGCACCTCCTCTAAAAAATAATGGATACTATCACCCAACAGATACCAGTGATATTCGTGGGATACCACCAATAGGACGCGTTCCGGTAAATATTCAGACGCGCGGCTTAAATAGTGATTACCAACAGGTCGGTATTTTAACCAGAAATAACGCAAATGATGATATGATACTACCATTAATGGGAAGACGAGTAATGAGTGGGCGCGATAAATGGCAGTACTATACAATGACGAATACTGGTAACTTAAATACTAAACTCCCAATTAGCCTGAACGGCAAGAGCTGCACAAATGAATATGGGTGCGATGACATAAATAATGGGGAAGTAGTTTACGTAGAAGGGTATAAGGATACTTTCCGTGTTACCGTATATGAAAATAACCTATTCAGTTACATCCCAAGCCTTTAGGATAAAGAGTAGAGTTTGCATGGAAAACAAATATTATTGTATAATATAGTATATAATATACAACATGACAATTTTTGACATAAATACTAACGTCAAACACGAAAATAAGATAGTATATAATTACCCAAAGGTTACGCTTATTAAATCCGAAATTACTGCCACTCCTACTGCATTAAATATGACTTTTTTCAATGGCTCTGCTAATCCAAATTTTATATATACAGTAGACGGAGCCAGCACTGTATATAATCATAAAAAATCATACTTTTCCAGATTGATACACAATAATATCAGCACGATTACAGACGGTAAAGATTCTGAGTATGGCGAGTTAGTTATAGAGCACGAACAAGTAAGTAGTTCTAATAAGAAAATATATGTGTGTTTTCTTCTGAAATATACTGCCGATAGTGCGGAAAATGATATAGACAAGATGATTTCGTTTAATGCTTACACAGACCAACAATCTACAATAATTGACTTAAATAAATCGTTAGATCCGCTAGAAAGTTGTATTGTTTACGAGAGCGGTTCTCCTGCCGCATCAATCGTATTTGTATCCACTACACCAATTAGTATCAATCAATCATCATCAGATAAAGTTAGGACATTAAGTGTTATTTCATCGTTATTTACTAAGTCCCCAACTAAATCATATGTTGTCGTACCAAAGTCAAATGTTGCGTTACCAAATGAAGACGAGATATATATAGATTGTAATCCGACCGGCGAATCCGCTGAAACCGTAGTAGGGTATAATGTACCTGTTATTAGTGATGAGGGAGACAAACAAGATGCAATAGCAGCTATGCGTACAATGTATTTATTCGGTGTATTTGCTATGGTTTCTATTCTTATAGTGATGTTTGTGCCGGGGTTATACCATTTGACTGTATTGAGTTATGCAATGAAAGCTACGGTAGACACTGGCGCAAAGAAGGTAAATTCTAGAACAATCGGGAATATGCGTGTACTCGATCTATTATTAAGTTTTGTACTATTGCTCATAGGGGGTAGCTTACTTTTAACTGGAATGTTGGGAGAGGATAGTAGCTATGCAACCACTAGTATTGGATTTATGATATTATTTATTACATTTGAGTCCATATTATTGATAAATATAAAGAAAAGTGATGCATCGTTTATGAAATATAATAAAATAGATATTACGTATAAGGATAAGGACCCAGAACGTGATGACATCAAAAACTTCCAATTAGGGAAAGTCGTGAATGGGGTATTTAAGGCCTTTTTTTATTTTATAACATGGATATATAATTGGTTGTGGAGTGATAGTAAAGGCAAAGCCGAAGATTTTATTAAGGACGAAGTTTCTACTGCTCCTGCTTAATCATAATAATCATATAATAAAATAATTTACTTATATGATTTAGTACATAGACGCACTGCCAATCTTTTCAGCCATTGGCTTGAATGACGTAGACGTGTATACACTTAGGTCACTCTGTCCAATAGGAGCCATCTGTCCGACGACTTCTTCTTCAAGGGTAGTCTTTTTGATGGGGTTCATGGCTTTCATTTGCGCGTCCTTCTTAATTTGGCTAGGAGTATAACGAACCAAGTCGGTGCGTCCCGTAATATTGCTAGACCTACGCAACATCTCATAGGCAACAAATACGTATAAAATGGCTAAAATAGGATTGGCATACAAAAACAAATAGACAGTTATACCAAAAATGCTTGCCATTCCCACTGGCGAATCAATCATATTTGCAACAGAAGCAGGCATATGAATAGGCATTGCTAGATAAAATGCAAAAACAACGAGTGTGGAAATCTCCAAGTTAGATAAGGACTTTAAAGCGGACGGAACGTTCATTTATAGTATAAGATACTATTATATTTTTCATACGAACAAACATTATTGACAAAATTGAAATATCCTAAATACAATGTTCTGTTAGTATAGAATAACATTAGCCGACGATGAGCCGGTTTTCCAAATTTAAACCGAATAAAAAGAAAGAAACTAAGCCGACATTTACGTTGACCGACGAGTATAAAACAGAAATATGTAGTGCGTCCTATCTCGGCAAAAAGGGATATACTATACCCAAATCGTTGCTATTAAAAGAAGATGAAGAATATTTACGCAAGGAACTCTTTGTAAAGCCGGAGGTTATCGGGGCGAATTTTGGGAATCCATCGGACGAGGAGAGTGCGTTCCCCGTATTTCGGGAAAATGCGAATAAATTCTATCTTCCGAGATTTTACGGAATTAATCGTTATGGTCTGCCTAGCCGCTCAGAAATAGCACAAGGGACTGATATTAACGTAACGTTTTCTAAACCGTTGCGTGATTATCAAGAAAAAATTATTGGGGTTTATACAAAATATGTAAATACACCAATATGCAGCGGTTCGGAACTTGTTGGCTCGGGTGGCATACTGCAAGTTCCCTGTGGGCAGGGGAAAACGATTATGGCTTTAAAAATAATATCAATCCTAAAAAAAAAGACACTCATTATCGTGCACAAAGAATTCCTAATGAACCAATGGTTTGAACGCATAGCCGAATTCTTGCCAGGGGCAAATGTGGGCAAAATACAAGGTCAGACGTTTGATATAGAAGGCAAAGACATTGTTATTGGAATGGTGCAGACATTATATGACAAGGAATTTCATCCAGACGCATTCGCACAGTTTGGTCTAACAATCATTGACGAAGTTCATCGTATCGGTAGCGAGCAGTTTTCGCGAACTCTGTTTAAAACCATCACACCATATATGCTAGGCATTTCGGCAACGGTGGACCGAAAAGATAAACTAACCAAGGTGCTATATATGTTTATCGGCGATATGATTTACAGCGAAGACCGCAAAAACGATGACCTAGTAACCGTTCGTGCAATAAACTATGTAGCAAACGACACTGAGTTCAATGAAGTAGACCGAGATTTTCGCGGCAATCCAAAATATAGCTCAATGATAGTCAAGTTATGTAGTTACGGACCACGTAGCGATTTTATAATAAAGGTCGTTGGAGATTTATTAAACGAGGATTGCGGCAAACAGATAATGATATTATGCCACAACCGGTCGCTGCTGACGTATTTGTATGAAGGCATCTCACACCGAGGTTTAGCGAGTGTTGGCTATTATGTGGGCGGAATGAAGCAAATCAAACTACAAGAAACCGAAGAAAAACAAATTGTGCTTGCGACATATGCAATGGCGGCGGAGGCATTAGATATTAAAACGCTGTCATCATTAATCATGGTGACCCCAAAGACGGATATTACGCAGTCAATCGGTCGTATTTTACGAGTAAAACACGCAAATCCAATTGTAGTGGATATAGTAGATAAACACGATATCTTTCAAAATCAATGGACACAACGAAAGCGGTTTTATAAAAAGTGTAATTATCGTATTCGCCAAATAGATTCGGTAAACTATAAGGGTATGTCATTTGATTGGAAAACGGACCAAACGTGGAAACGTATATATGAACCAAAGAACGCGGAAATGGCATTAGAAGAGGAGGCCGGTTCAGACGAGGAAGGGTGTAAGCCCACTTATCAGTCACCTATTAAGGGGACGGATAAGGGAAAATGTTTAATAGATATACAGTTTGAAGAATAACGCTTTACTTTCTGTGAGACTTGTTGCGTCTAGACTTCTTAGACTTCTTAGATGCCTTAGACTTCTTGGACTTCTTGGACTTCTTAGACTTTCTCTGTTTTTTACCACCATCCATCATTTGGGGCGGTAACTCAGCACTGCCACCAGTTGCGACATTGCCGTTGAGTTCAGCGTTCATCTCTCCTCCACCTATGCCGGCGGGTAACTCCGCAGGTAAGACTTGATTAACCGGTTCAACAATATTCAGTTGGTTCTCAACAGGCTGTTCAGACATTATATATTCTATTTAGAATATATAAAATTCCTAAATAGTAATATACAATGGATGATCAGACGCAAGACCCCCCATTATTTGAAAGTATGAAACACACGCATAAGGGCGGTAGTATTATACAGAAAGTGCTAAATATGAATAATGAAGATACGAACGAGTTTAGCATGGGTGATTACAAAAACGCACTCGTAGCAGAGCGTCTTAAACGTCAACAACAACTTCGTGCAAATAATGAAGAATTCATACGCCGGCGCGAATTACGCTTAAAAAATGGTATAATATATCCACAAAAGACAGATAATACAAATCTCATAAGTCAAGATATACAAACTCAGCTAGCCCAAACCAGGCAACATACGATTGACATGCAAAATAAGTTAAGAGACCGGTTAATCGCGGAGCGTTCACGGCAGATAGACGCAGCTAATATACGCAAAAGAAACAATCAGATATTTGACATGCGTGAAACTGCCAAGAGATTAGAACAAATAGACAAAGACAAAGACAAAGACAAAGACAGTACTAAATAATTAGATTAAAGTTGTGAAATATGTACAACCTTTGACCGTCTGTCCATAACCCGTATAGGTGTCCATTTTTTAAATTTCCGATCAAATATACATTCAATCAGAAGTGTTTTCTTTGTATCAACAAACTTATCCTCGCTCAAACACTGAAAGTCCTCTTCGTCATCACTTTCTTCAATAAAATCCAAATTTTGATTTTCACGAATTTTTCTAAATAATCCGTTCATAAATACACTTGTTGCATAGTTTGGAATATACGCAACATTATAGTAAACACGTTGATTGTTTTTACCGAATGCAAACAGATGATAAATATCGTATTGAATATCAGCAGTTACATGAAAAATGGCTGGATACTTATATTGTGGCTTTGCAAACGATATTTTAATGGGAACATATTCTGGAATGGTTGGACGTGCAATAACCGGTGGTGTAGGTAGAGATATCCCGGCACTCTTTCGTGCAATAAAGACATTGATAAACGGCATTTTTTCAGTAGAAGATCTGTATTGAATATGATGTACATTGTATGGTAAGCTATCCCGTACTTCAACCGGTAAAACGTCTGGGTATGCTGTATCATTAGACGTAAATGTAGTTTTCCATATAAATGGTAGCATTATACGTATATTATCATTAGTAGGTTCCTTAATATTAGCAAATAAGTTGTTGAAAATGCATAGCTTATCTATTTGACGAGCAGTGTCCATTGGGATACCTTTGTAGTGCATGATATCTTCAATAATAAATGACGTAGTAGCACCAAGATCGTCTGTAAGTATTGTCCCATACAATACAGTACCCACAGACAACGAACGTTCAAATCCCAAATTAATTTGATTTCCTTTTACAATTTTTTTTTCACGATTTATTTCAAATAGATAACATACGTCGTGATATTTATCAAAGGTAAACCATAAGTAACCTTTCTTGCCATGTGGAATAGCTAAACCAATGTCATATGTGTTATAAACTTTCGTATGTGAAATTGTTTCATACGAAAGTTCGAAACGTGGAAACCGAGAGAGAGCATACTTTGTCTGCGGTGAAAGTTGTTCCATTATACAATAAACGATGAGTTGTCTCTATATGATTTATACAAATTCATTCGTGTGCGTGGATATAAACTGCGATAAGTCATCGCTCATTTGTTTTTTATCATCTTCGGTTTGGAACAGGATATTTGGCGTAACCACTTCTGGAACTAAGTTAATCGCGGCATCTCCGAACATTTCCTTATATTTTTTGAGTTGTGAATTGACTAAATATTTGGTTTTCGGCTTAGTATATGTATCTTTTATAATATCCCAAGTATATTGGCAGCCGTATATAATAATGATAAATACGACAATTTTGAAAATGAAGTAAAAACTAGTAAATATGAGCATTATATGTATATTCTCTGTTTATATAGAATTTGGTATAGTAGAACGTGAAATACACGAATAGGTGTAATTGCGAAATGATATAAAAAAGATTTTCTAGATTAATAAAACGGTATAGATGGCGACTATTCTCATTGTTCAAAAGGACGGAAATATTAAAGAAAGTAATGTAAAACAATTTGTGGAAGAAGACTTGTATAAAAAGGCAGGTTTTCGTACGTGTGAAGGGTTTACACTTCACGCGACTTGGTTGGTTGAAAATGTAAATAATAAAAAATATAATTTGTTTGTTTATGGCAAGACCGATGGTCGCGCCAACCAAGAAAATAAATATGAATTCCCTCCGCCGATTGATAACACACTATTTTTTGGCAATTGTATTATAATAAATAAGATTGGGGATACATTGGTAGATCTGACCGAGCTAGAATGGAATATGATTTACGAAAAATTATATGGCGGGTTTGATGATGTAAACAGCGAAGATGAGAGCGAGAGCGAGAGTGATGATGACGTCCCGAGAACCAAAAGTGGCTATGTAAAAGATGGATTTATTGTAGACGATGAGGAGGAAGAGGAGGACGAAGAAGAAGAGGAGGACGATGAAGAAGAGGAGGAAGACGATGATATTCCTAAAAAGAAACCGCGTAAGTCTAAGAATGTCAAGAAGCCAATTATTAAATTAAAACCGAAGCCCAAACCACAGACTGTACCGGTGATTGCAGTTATAGAGGTAGAAACAGAGTTGGATTGTACGAATGAACTATGTGAGGAAGACTATGTAATTGAGTAACTAATATAGAAGATAAGTCATTAATATATCTTATATGAGCTACACGGCGAATATTCTTCTTGCAGTGGGAGGCGGGTTATTATTATTCTTATGTATACCTGTATGTGCATGTTTCTTAGAACTATTAAATGGAAATGTTCCTCGTCGTCCACCAGATCGGTTATCAAAAACTGAATTTCAACAACAAACAGAAAAACAACACCAAGCGGAAATATGAAATATGAAAAAATTGAATTAAACAGTTTACTCTAATTCAATTTACATTAATTAACTAGGATGAGCGTGATTAAAAATGCCAGTAAGTTTCGTGAGAATATTTGTACCAAGTTTACGGATATAATTGGTAACAATGTAACTGCTATCAATTTAGAAAAAGGGGTATTTAATTATTCACTCAAAGAGGCTGCAAGCAAAAAGCTAATCAAGAAGTGGGAAAATCCAGCATTCGTGCAAGTGTATCTAGATCGGTTGCGTACAATATACATTAACTTAAAAAACGATGACATTCTCGCGATGTTAAAAAACAAGGAACTCTTACCACAGACATTTGCTGCAATGACACATCAAGAAATGGATCCAACCCATTGGAAGGAACTAATCGAACAAAAAATAAAGCGTGATGCAACCAAATTCGTTACCAATATTCAAGCCTCTACGGATATGTTTACTTGTAAAAAATGTAAATCAAAACGTTGTACGTATTATGAATTACAAACAAGAAGCGCTGATGAACCAGCAACCATCTTCGTAACTTGTTTGGATTGTGGTAAGAATTGGAAGTCGTAAATATAGTGTTACGCTTCTTGTTTGGATGTGTAAAATAATAGGAATAAGCTTATTGCAATAATCGTATAACACGGATAATACAAATGTGTGATAAACCCAGATATACTATTTATATTTAACGTATCAATAACTGGTTGTATAAATTCTACATAGTAAACTAGTTCGGTGTCTCGGTTATTTAATGAAATGCCTGGATAATCCGTAATATCATTTTTTTGTTCAACCGGCGTTGTATCATCGGTTAGTCTATCTCGTATATCATCTATGGAGAGAGGGTCGTGTTGGTCAAGGGTAAGTGTGTATAAGTATACCTTTTCTACAAAATAGTCAATGTCACTTGTTTTTAGATTTTCAATCACATATCGGTGTGTATTGGTGTTCTCCATAAAAACACCCATTAGATCTTGAATTATATCACTAATTGGACGCTTATTTACATTCTGAATGGTACGTTTATAACCTAATACCTTTATATCTGGGTTTGTAAGCGTAGTCATTTTACGTCGCAACAATCCCCCACCTAGTCTCACTTTCCAGTCTATTGCGGCAATTTCTTCTACTTCTTCATTTAATAAAGAGACGGACACATCTTTACACCTATGTATATGATGACCTTCTTCCAAACAAAAGGAACAATGTATTGGTCTGGGGGTCGGATTTTTCATATAATACGTTAAAAATATATATGAAACTGTTTCTATATCAATTTAAACCAATATCTCCAAGTCGCTTAATTTCCAGTATTCACAGCCACCATTTGGCATAGGTCGTTTAATTATAAACGGCATCTTTTTTTCTTCTAATTCCTTCAATGCGATCAAATAGCCATCAATTATATTATCATCAACTATGGTGAAAGGCTTTGCACCGGAATTAATCTGTTTCGCACGTTCGCCCAATACTCGTGCCTTCTCATAACGAGTTAATATTGGGATAGTTCTGTGTAATAGATCAATCGGAGTGCCGTGTGCATCTCTTACGATTGTGCACATGTTCGCGATTTCGTCTTGATTATGATTATGTAATTCCGGGTGAAATTCGGATAGTATATTCTGTCTGGTAGTGTTATCAAATCTCTGCAAATAATTATTATCGGCACCTTCTTCGTCGCTATCATCTTCATCTGAATCAACAAACCGATTTCCATCGGCTATATTTGGTTGCAACCGCGCCATAATATCGGTTTCTGATACTTCACTTAGTATGTCATTGTCGGGTTCTTCATCATCGTCGTCTTCATCAACATCGTCTTCATCTTCATCTTCTTCGTCGGCCAACGGGTTTACTCTACTACTATCCTTGGCAGACTTTCTCACAGTAGGTTTTGTATTGTCAACTGAAACGTCATCGTCCTCGCTTTCTTCATCTACCAATTCATTCGGGTCATAATCTTCGCCGTCCATTTGTTAAATCCTAATATATAGATAGATAAAGTAGTTTTTCTAAATCGTTATTCTTGTTACTAACATTCAATTTTTTGTAACAAAAAAAATATGGTCGCAAATTACATATAAATTTATATTTTATCATCAGTCTTCCATTTAACATCACAATCAACACACAAGTATAGATATTTTAACTTATCCTTATCATATCGCATATAAATTACGCCGTGTTCGGTTTCGCACTCAACATTTGGACACTTTGTATTATATAGACGAGGCAATGTTGGATCAAGCTTTGTGTATTCATTAATGCCATTGACATAGTCTTCTCCGCCACTCGTGAGTTGAGTGTTTAATAAACACACACCTTCGTCGGTCAATGTTTCGTCAACATAATTACAATTCCTACAATAATATACTAACTTGTTTGTATCTTCTTGGTCAATCCCAATATAATACATGTTATCGCACTTGTCGCAGAACTTCATATTGTATACTTAATCTATATATTACTACTTCTAATATTTTTTACATTCAATTTTTTAGTTACGAGTGAATATGTTATATTATCCTAAATCCAGATCGTGTATATGTTTCAGGATAAGTTATAATACAATATCGGTTATCAATATTTTATGATCACTTATCCATTTTGTCAGTCCAGTAGTACCATCGTATAAAAATGATTTTTCGGTAGTACCCCCTTTTGCATATATCATATCAATTCGCTGAACAGGTTCATCTCTGTATAATGCGTTTGCTGGCCAGGTGTAACCGGGTTCATATTGATCAGATTTACGAAGATGCACTGACCGATATGTATCTATAAAGCCACTTCTTTCAAATTCGGTTGACACGGGTAGATCTAGCTCTAAATCTAGATGAGATGGTTCGTTAAAATCGCCTGCAATAATTGCCCGTTTATATTTTTTAGCGTGTTCTAGCTCGGTTTTTATTCTTGGCAGTCTACGTTTTGCGCTCATTTTTAGAATTTGGTCTAAACTACATTTTAATGGAATAATCTCAGATGACTTATATAGCATATGGTTGATATGATGTGGTACTGACGGAATATCATCTAAATGTATCGCCCCTACATAACACGGGGTTTTGTCGGCTTTAAAAGTAATTACGTTATTATCAATAATCGTGAATTTATGTGGATCTATTAAAACACTTGTTCCCTCTGAATGATTAATATTTAGTATTTTTAACCCGAGTTCGGTTGCCAATTTTTCTAAATTATACGCGTTAACCTCTTGTAGAAATATAATGTCTCCTTTTATATTCATTAAATGGGTAATCCATTTGTTTATTAACGTTGTCTTTTTACCAATACTTTCATTACATAAGTTGGCAGTTACTATTCGTAATTTATGTTTCATTCTATAACGAATAGGTACATTATTAAAATCTCTAATATTCTGATATCAGTTCTGGTGGTTGTCTAACTCATTTTTGGTGTTATATTTATCATTACAACCTCACACTTTATGAGAATGCTATTGTCCTGGAAAATTGAATTGATTATGCAGCTGAAAATGATTTCATCTAATATCAAAGTAACACCTGTTACAGTAAGACATCACCTTTTAAAATAATATAGATTGTTACAAAGGTAATAAAAATGTCTTCTCATTATAACCAAAGTACAATGGAAACGACTGTTCCCAACATGAAACAAGCACAGAATGTGGTTACCAAATATGCCGGGTTTAATGATTTTATGATGAAACATCTCATAAAGAAAGGCGACCCAGCTACTACAACGAGACCGATTACAAATACTCGCATTGGAGATAAGGAAAGTCAAATCTATGGCGGGTCGTATTCTATTCCCGAGACGGAGTATCAAACCTTCTTACAGTTGTATGCTAAGGATATATTGGCTACAAATAAGAAGGAATACTTAACTGAACGTCAATTGGAAAATGACGGACCTATATTGATTGACATTGACTTGCGTCACGATTATGAAACTGACGAAAGACAATATACACGGGACCACATTGAAGACATGATACATATATATTTAGAGGAACTGAAAGAGATGTTTCAGTATGACGATACATGCAAATTTAAGATTTTCGTGCTAGAAAAGCCGAGCGTAAACCGTGTAGCTGAAAAGAATTGCACAAAAGACGGTATCCATATTATTATCGGACTTAAAGCTGACCGGGTTGTGCAGTCAATATTGCGCGAGAAGGTTATGCCAAAAGTAGCCGAAGCGTGGGACGGTCTTCCTATTATAAACAGCTGGGAAGATGTGTTTGATAAGGGCATTACCGACGGAACTGTTGGTTGGCAGTTATATGGTTCTAGAAAACCTAACCACGAGAGGTACAAATTGACCATCGCATATGAAGTAACATTTGACCAGACCGATGGTGAGTTTATGCGAACTGAAATCCCATTAACACGATACGATGTTGTTGCGAATATCAGCGAACTCTCTGTCCGCAACACCGGCAATTTGTCGTTGTTTATGAAGAGTGGATTTATGACGGTGTACGACGAATATAAAAAAACACATCGTATGGGAGGTGGGGGAAGCAATGCACAATCGCCTAGATCAACTGTCGCAACGAATTGTCAACAAGTGGATCACTTTTCTGGCAACAATGCATCTTTATCTAGTATTAGAAACAAAGAGGAGTTGGACGCTGCAATGAAACAGTTTCTTGATACAGTTGGAAATACGAATTATGAACTAAAAGACGCTTATTATTATACGATGACGCTACCAATAAGCTACTATGGCGACGGATCTTATACTAAGTGGATAAAAGTGGGTTGGTCGTTAAAGAATACAAGCGAAAGATTATTGATTGTCTGGCTCGTATTCAGTTCACAGGCACCGACGTTTCATTATAGCTCTATACCAGACTTATGCGAACAATGGCGAAGTTTTGAAGTCCGATTACACAACGGTGTCACTAAACTATCATTGATGCATTGGTCTAAAACAGAATCGCCGGAACTCTTTGAACAGGTCAGATTGAGTTCAATTGATTACTTTGTAGATGAGACACTCAAAATCGGCGGAAAGCCGGGACAACGTGACTCGGGTGGTCCAGGTGACTTTGACATTGCACGTGTATTGCATCAAATGTTCAAACACGAGTATGTATGTACCAGTGTTGCTGGAAAGAGGTGGGTACACTACAAAAATCATCGTTGGCAAGAGAATGATATGGGCACTACTCTTCGTCATTCAATCTCTACTGCATTGCGTGACGTTTATCGTAACAAGTCGGCGGAACTTACTCGTAGTGCGCCGATTGAACGAACAACAGACGAACCCGTTGCAGAACCAGAGGATTACGGAAAGGTAATGTCACATCGTATTCTCACAATCTGTCAACGATTATCTAAGACAAATGATAAAAATAATATTATGCGAGAAGCGATGGAGCTATTCTATGACGGGTCTTTCATCAATAAATTGGATTCGAACCCCTACTTGCTTTGCTGTAAGAATGGCGTATTTGACTTTAAAGAGAAGGTGTTCCGAAACGGTTATCCCGAAGATTATATTTCAATGACAACGAACATTGATTATATTAAGTTGAACTCGGCAGGGCATCAATCTATCGTTGACGAAATCACCGATTTTATGAATAAACTGTTTCCCGAACAAGAACTATGTCAGTATATGTGGGACCATTTGTCGTCTACATTACTCGGAACATCAACCAATCAAACGTTTAATATGTATATTGGTGGTGGACAGAATGGCAAATCTGTATTAGTAAATCTAATGGAAATTGTGCTTGGCGAGTACAAGGGAGATGTACCCCTTACATTGGTTACGGATAGACGCGGTAAAGTTGGCGGTCTTGCCCCTGAAATTGTCCAATTAAAAGGAAAGCGGTATGCAGTTATGCAAGAGCCGTCAAAGGGTGACCGTATTAACGAAGGTATTATGAAACAACTTACCAGCGGTAAGGACCCGATCCAAGGTCGTGCTCCATATATGCCACAGACAATTTCGTTTGTCCCACAGTTCAAGCTTGTAGTAACTTGTAACGTATTGATGGAAATTAAGAGTAATGATCACGGCACTTGGCGACGTATTCGTGCAGTGCCATTCAAGTCTCTATTCACCGATAACCCGGTTGCAAACGACCCAGAGAAACCGTATCAATATAAATTGGACAAGTCTATTGACGAAAAGTTTGATAGTTGGAAGGAGATCTTCTTGTCTATGCTAATTGATCGTGCGTGCAAAACAAATGGTATTGTAAAAGATTGTAACATTGTTATGGAGAAGAGCAATGAATACAGAAAAAGTCAAGACTACTTGACGGAGTTTGCGAATGATTGTATTCTACGAGAAAAGAATGGTACTATCCAGAAGAACGAATTAAACAACGAATTCAATCGTTGGTATGAAACGAATTACGGTGGTCGCGGGCCCAGTCCAAAAGACTTGCACGAATATATGGACCGCATTTATGGAAAATGCGTGAATGCGAAATGGACAGGCATTAAAATCAAATATCAAGAAACCAACGATGACGCTGACGCAGATGCGAATGATTTATTAGAGGAATATGATGACAATATTGCCCCAGATCATCTATAAAAATCGCTCAAATATATTTGTATTGTACTTATAAATATATTTTTTATTCTTCATTGTATGGTAATCCTCGCATCAATGCCCACGTATATCTAAACGTCTTAAATGATAACTCTTCAATCATTAAGATGTAAAATGGGTAACCTCCAAGCAATAAGGCCATTGCAATAAACAAATACACGTTTGGAACAAGCTGTTTTGCATATATAATATACAGTAACAATGCTAGTATCACATAATATATGTAGAACAACAATGTACCATATAGAGTATATGCCATTATATTCTTATTTTCTATATCATTTCTACGTTCATATGTGGTAGTTTGGGCCCTATTTTCTCGTGCTGTATTGGATAATATTTCATTTTGAGACTGTATATCCGCATAATATTTCTGATTTATTCTTACATTTTCGCTTGTTTCGGCGGTTAACACTATGGCTTGTGTCTCAGCACCCGCAGCAATAGCAGAGTAACTAGAAATACCCTTTTTAATTAAAGCGTCTAGTGTGTTGTATCTGTCAGTTAGTCGTGTGTGTTCCTTCTCCAACCCGGCAAGAATACCTTCTTGCTCAGCAATATCTTTTGATAATTTACGTATTTCGGCATTTAGCCCATTGTTAGCAATCGTCTTTGTGGATTGAGTTCCCCATTTTTCAAGCCATTGTCTACTTAGAGATGATATGTTATTCCGAACAACCACAATTTCATTATTCTTGTCTGCAATGCTTCGGGATAAGCTAGCTATGGCGTCACCTTGGCTTTTCCATGTAAAGAACCCCACCATATATTTTATACATTATACCGATAATATATTACTGAAATAAATGGTAAAACCAATAATAGTAATAATGTAAATAATTTCATATATACACTCATATTGATTGGAATTTTAAAAAACACGACGATTAATAAGAATAAAAACAACAAAATCATATATGATATCAGTAATAGTTTGTTTAATGCGCTAAAATATTCGGTTTGTTGATATTGATAAGCTAGTCTGGATACATCTGTTGTTTGGTTGTTTTTATTATTAATTATCGTACTATTCAATGAGTGGTTTATTTTATTCATTCCTAGATATATATTTCTATTCTGGGCATTTGTATCTTGCATATTTGCAACCAGCTGGATATCACGGTCCATAACTCCCAATATTGTAGTTACCTCAACGCTATTATTAAGTTCGGCTGTTCTAATCAAAGTATCAATATTGTCGCTAGCAACCGAATTCGCGTGTTGTTGGGTTGGTATTCGGGGATCAATTAAATTATTAACTGTATTCTTTTTTTCACGTTTTATGCCGGTCAACCTATTACTTTCTTGGTCAAGCTGTTGATTTACGTTATCAGCATAACTGATCTTATCGTATACAGTTGATCTTGTTGCATATTCAGAAGATAATGTATCACCAAGTGAGCTTAATTGTCTATTTTGTGAATTAATAATATGCTGCCTGTCGTCGAAACTAGGTAGTGGTGGTGGCGGTGGTTTGGGTTTACTTAATTTTCCTCCCATAATGTCTATATATATACACATTATGTTTATTTTATTTGATACTCTTTACTTCGCTATACTTATCGTACTCATTCGGTGAATATGCAATTGGGTCGCGTTTGTCCATTGTTGTAAATCCGGACTGATTTGCCGGATTTGCCGGAGCAGCTTCACACTGTTTGGTTGTTTTATTCCATGTAAAGCCGGTTGCACACATCGGAACACATTTGGACGTTGCCTCGTCCCACATAGTATCCCCATCAGTACAACATTTCGGCCCTACACAACCAAACAGATTGATTGATCCGAGTAAGTCGCCAGTTTTACCCGCTGCAATTCGGTTAGCATCAACCTCTGAGCCGGATAATACAGTAGGTCCTTTCAATTCCAATTCATCATAATTCATCATACTCCTACTACTAATAGATCCGTATAGAAGCAAACAGTATATGCCACCGCCTAATATAACTATAACATTAATCAATGAAATAACAAAAGGAGGAACAATTGGATACCGACGACTTAGTATAGTTGTCCCAATAAATATCGCTAAAACTATTACAACCACTATTTTCATCTTCATGTATTGAGACTGTCTCATACGATATGACTCATTTAGACTTATCGCTCGCTGTTTACCAATCAGTGCATTATCTATGCTCTGTTTCTTTTGTTCAAGGCGATTTCGTTCAATGTCTATAATAGAACCGACTTCTTGTTGTCTTTCTAAAACTGCACTACTCGATACATTTGCAGTGGAAAAATCACCATATAATGCATTTAATTTAGTAGATAAATTCTTAACTTTATCATCGTATAACGCATCAGTTCCTGATACATCTAATAAATACCCTTTTTGTATATGGAATAAACCCGACAAATCAGTATTAAGTGCCATTTATATATTATAAAAATATTAAAATATATACTTGTTTTGAATATATTAGTTACGAGCCACAAATATGCCAGCGATTATCAAGGTCATTGCAGTAATTGTTCCCAATGTGTAAGCCGTGTTTGTCTGTGAAATAACTTCATCTATATCGTCCAATCGCAGGTCAACTACATTTTTTATTGGTGGACCCATATCATAATTGTAGTCAAAATAGCCATAAATCGGGTTATTGCTTAAATCCAGTCGTACATTTTGTGTAGTTGTTATATTTGTACTTAAATTGCTATATTTGGAATCAATACTTTTCATAAGTTGAGTATAGTCATCTGCCACTTTTATCATTGGGTCAATTTGTTTGGTTTGTATTTCAGTTTTAATCTGCTCTCTATTTTTTGTCCAATCTGTAATTGTTGGTGATTGATACCCGTGATTACTAAAATTGTCTGTATCTGGTTCACTCGGTCCAGACGAAATATTACGCTTATGTGTAGCTCCCAATTCATATAATGCAGGGGTTTGCTTGTATTCAGCATATTTTGCACTATCGGTTCTATTTGCAGGCATTATATTATTATGAATAACACTTGTTGGTAAACTCATCTCCAACGACCTTTCTTATATATAACACATACGATTTTATTCCAGAAATCGGTTTGTCGGAATAGTGTGATTATTTATCTATTAATGTGTAAATAAATACACTCGTTAATGCAATTCCGGCTATAATGCTTGTGTTGATGATATTCATTGGATCCATTGGGTTATTTATTCTTGCCTGTAACGGTACATCTTGTTTGGGTTCATCTACTATTTTAGCTAAATTGTATTTTCCATATTGACGATCGTACGGATTAATACCTTGATATATTGTCTCCGGGTTGCTGTCTTCAATGTCATCACCATTAGTTAAGCTAAATGCCCGATTTAGCGTGACAAATGTTTCTTTTGGTTGCGGTGATACATTTAATGTCCCACTCAATCTTAATTCTTGGATCCGCACTTTATCTACATTTGAACCCATTCCTATAATAATAAGTCTAAAATAAGAATATTTATCAGGTGAATTGACGTCAAACCCTTTCTGTATTATATCTCCTGCTGGCAGTTCATTCTGACTGATGAGTTGTTGGTCTATTCTTGTCCAGCTTGTACCATCATTGGACCCCACCAGTACAAATTTACTTGGAAATGTATTCGTTGCAGGATCACTAAACTGTGGTGTTCGTAATGTATATCTATTTATGTAGACATCATATGGCAAATGAATTTGTATCCATTCGCCCCGTATATTTACTATGGTAGATTTCCCAACGGGCGTTGTCCATGTATTGATATTAATTGATGACCCCCCCCCTTGATATGGCGATGATATGCTACTGCCGGTATACGGCGGTTTTTTATATTGTATCTCAGTGCCGTCGGGTAGATAAGCACTATTTGTATTGCCACATTCCCAATATTTATCTATGTCACTGCCAGCAATACGGTAAGGATAATTATCATTAGAATATGAAGACGCAGTAATCTCATACAACCCATTCGGATTATAATTCTCTATTTTATTATTATTAATACCAGTTATTGACTGCTTAGAACTCATCATAACTTTACCATCAGGTAAGGGCAATACCTGTATAATAGGTACTGACTTATCTGACATTAGACTATCTATACTATACTACTGATAGAATTCTTTTACATTATATCAGTTTTCTTTACATTTATATATTTTTAAATACATAGTATAACGTCGTAGTTGCTAAAACTGTCCATATCACACTAGTGTATACAGTCCCATCAAGTATCCGTTTTTGTTCTTGTGTAAATGAGCCGTCGGCAGCATTTAATTCTTTTAGTTTTACGTCCAATTCGCTGCGCATTT